TTCATTCGTTGAGGATATTTTGACAACAGGTGATGCTGGTGACGCATTGTTTGAATTGTTCCCAGATAGTTCAGCTAGTTCTAAAAAGTTAGCTTTTTCTGGAATTATCACAAGTGCTGAGTATGGTGCAACACTTGGAGAAACTCAGTTGATAAACATTTCATTCCAGACAACTGGTGCAATAACTTCAGACATATAGTAAATTAAAATTACTTCGCATTTAATTTATGGCAGAAAAAAGAACCCTCGACCTTTTAAAGGAGTCATTTGACCTTTCTAAAAGGCGAAAATTTGACGTTAAAGATGATGACGGCAAAACTGTAGTCAGTTTATATTTCAAGGCCATTACAAGGGCAGACAGAGCCAGAGCAACCCAAAGGGCTGGCAGTGATGATCCATTGATTGTTTCTACTCATATGCTTTGTCAGTTAGCAGAGAATGAAGATGGTTCAAAAGCTTTTAGCCCAGCAGAGTTTGGTAATTTACAAAATGATTTACCAGAAAATGTACTTAATGAAATCGAACTGTTTTTATTTGGTGTAAATCAAAACGCAACTATTGATAACGCAAAGGAATCTTAAGGGGGGATAACTGGTTAAATTTTGAGTTCTTCCTTGCAACAGAATTAGGTAAAACAATAAGTGAATTAAGACAACAACTTACAGACGAAGAGTTGATATTTTTTGCTGGCTATTATGAATTAAAGTATGATAGAGAAAAGAAAGAAGCAGATGCACTCAAACGCAAATCAAGATATAGTTAAAGGAGTTATTGTTTAGTCGTGGCAGTTTCCAATGTAGAACTAAGAGTTGGAGCTACCCAAGCTATAACAGCGTTAAAGAATGTAAATACTCAGGCACAAAAATTTAACCAAACTGTAAACGGAACAAATAGCAAGTTAAAAGACGCAAACAAAGCTTTACCAATACTTTCAAAGGGATTTTTTGGTGCTGGTGCTGGTGCAAAAGGGGCGGCTCTAGGTTTTAAAACTGCTGGGGCAGCTTTAGCAACAGCTTTAGGTCCACTGACTGCTGGACTGACTTTAGTTGCTGCATTAGGAAAAACATTTGCAAATTTAGCTGCACAAGATTTTGCCAGTGCAAAAATTAAAACTCTTGGAGTAGATGCTGATGCCCTACAACCAAAGCTTGCAAGTTTATCAAATGAGCTAAGTGGTCAGGCATCTTCTTTACAATTACTATCAGCGTCTTATGATGTAGCATCTGCTGGCTTTGGTGAGACTGCTGAACTAACAGATGTATTAAAGGCATCACAGTTAGGTGCTACTGGTGGATTCTCTGAACTGGCTACTGTTGCTGATGCAACAACCTCTGTTCTTAATGCTTATGGTCTTGAGTCAGATAAGGCGGCTAAGTTAGTTGATGGATTTATACAAACACAGAATGATGGTAAAATTGTTGTTGATCAATACGCACAGCAGATAGGTCGTTTAGCACCTATAGCGGCTGGTGCTGGTGTTGGAATAGAAGAACTTAATGCGGCAATATCTACTGTCACTGCAACTGGTGTTCCTGTTGAATCAACCTTTGCTGGACTACGACAAGTTATTGCTGCGATACAAAAGCCTACTAGTGAGGCATCAAAAGCGGCTGAAAAATTAGGAATAGATTTTAGTGCTACAGCTTTAAGTACAAAAGGTTTGGGAGGAGTACTTGAAGAATTAGTTGCAAAAGGTGGAGCTAGTGAAGAAACTCTTGCTCAGTTCTTTGGATCTGTTGAAGCCAGAACAGCAATCCTACCTTTGTTAAATGACCAGTTAGTTTCTTTTAATAAAAATTTAGAGAATCAGGCAAAGGCTCAAGGCACTGCGGCTGAAGCTGCCTTTACTGCACAGAATACAATTCAAGGACAACTGACAAGGCTTGGCACTGCATTTACAAACCTTACTACTGATGGTTCAGAGATTGGGATAGTTATTAGAGAATCTCTAAAAATTGCTGCTGTAACTGTTGAGGCTTTAACGGCAGCTTTCAAATTAGTATTAGCTCCTGTTAGAGCTATCTTTGCGGCTGTTGGAGAGATAGGAAAACAAATAAGTAAGGCAATAGGAATAGATGCAACAAAAACTTTATTCAATCTTGAACAGGGTTGGATAGGTATTAAAGAAAGAGTTACAGAGGTTTCAGATCAAGTTATATTTGCTGGAAAAGTTATAGGCGGTGTTTATGCAAATGTTTATAAAAAGATTTTTGGATTTCTAAAAGGTATTGCTGATGGTACAAAAAACATTTTTATTGGAATAATAGACACTTTTAAAGGTGTTGTTCAAGGTATTGTTGATGCTATAAATGGCAATCCTATATTAAAAAGATTATTTGGTGGTCTTACAAACATAAAATTAGACTTTGATATTAGTGGTATTAAAAATTTTGGAAAAGACTTTTTAAAAGGTGCAAATGAAAAAGTTACAGAACTAAAAGATAATGTAATTGAGTTTAGTGGAGTAGAAAAAACAATCACTGAGGAAAATAACAAACAATTAGATGCAAAAAATAAAATAGTTGCAACTAATGGAAAAATAAAAACAGGAGTTGAACAACTTACAGAGGCAGAAAAAAAAGCACAAGAAGAAGCAAAAAAATTAGAAGAAACTTTTTTTAAAATTGGAGAAAGTGTTAAAAGCGATTTAGTAAGCGGTTTGAGAGATGCAATCAATGGAAGTAAAACTTTTGGACAGGCAATAGGCGGTGTTTTAAATAACCTTAAAAACAAATTACTTGATATTGCTCTTAATAAAGCAATTAGTGGAATTGGAAAATCTTTAAGTGGTGGCAAAGGATTTGCAGGATTTCTTGGTGGTTTGTTTGGTGGTAAGAAAGAAAGAGGTGGCCCTGTATCTGCTGGTGGTGCATACCTAGTAGGTGAACGTGGCCCTGAGATTTTGCAGATGGGTTCTAAAGGTGGCAATATTATCCCAAACAGTGCAATGGGTGGTGGTGGTGTTACAAATGTCGTGACTGTTAACGTAGACGCGAAAGGTAGCTCAGTGGCTGGTAATGGTTCTGGGGCTGATGCACTAGGTCAATTAATTGGTGGTATAGTTCAACAAACACTTGTTAAAGAACAAAGGGCTGGAGGTTTATTAAATAGATAATGGCAAGTTTTCCAAGCATCTCTCCGACCTACGGAATGAGAAAAACAAGCTCACCAAAGATAAGGACAACACAGCTAGGCGATGGCTATGAGTTTAGGGCTTTGTATGGCCTTCCTTTATCTCAAGATCCAAAAGTATATGATCTTACTTTTAACGTGTCTGAGACTGAATCAGATGTAATAGAAGGCTTTTTAAGAAGTAGAGTAAACGATCAGGCAAGTTTTACATTTACCCCACCAGCAGAAGGGTTCACAAAAACAGGAACATATTCCCAAAGCACTACAACTGTGACTATCACAATCACACAGCATGGGGTTGCTATTGGTGATGTTTTAACTATTGACTACACTTCTGGCTCTGCAACTGATGGTGACTTTGCTGTCACATCTGTAACTGATGATAATGTCTTTACAGTTACGGCTGCTGATAGTGCAACTAACAGTGGCAATGTTTCAATAACACTTTCTGGGGCTGGTAAATATGTCTGTGATTCTTGGACAAAAACCATACCATATAACAATAGAGCAATAATAAATACTACTTTTAGAGAGGTATTTGAACCATAAATGTCAAATCCTACTTCTGAACTACAAGAACTAACCAACAAATCTATTATTGAATTGTTTTCTGTTGAACTGAAACCCGATATTCATTATACAAAGTCTGCAAAAACAGCTACCTACAGTCAGTCAGCAACAACTATTACTATCACATTAAACTCTCATGGATTTTCTACTGGCCTTGTTTTAAGCCTTGATTTTACCTCTGGAAATGGGATTGATGGGATCTATACCATACAAACAGTTGCTACAAATACTTTTACAGTCACAGGAACAACCTCACAATCTACAAGTGGCAATGTATCTTTCAATGTAAATGCAACCATAACAAATCCTACAGTTCATCTTTTTCATGCTGGTAATAATATGAAAGATAGTACTGATCTTGTATGGCAATCAAACACTTACACTAGGATGCCTTGCAGGGCAGATGGGTTTAAATAT